TTGAACAATTTGGTATGGTAATAGGAGATGAGTGCCACGGATTTAAATCTAAGTCTCTGTCATCAATAATGAATAAGGCGACAAAGGCAAAGTATAGGTTCGGCACAACTGGCACACTCGACGGCACGCAGACACATAGACTCGTCCTTGAGGGATTATTTGGTCCTGTGCATCAGGTTACCATGACTAAAACGTTACAAGACGAAGGAACATTGGCTCCTTTAGATATTAAAGTACTTTTATTAAATTATAAAGAAGAAGTGAGGAAAGACTTTGGCAACAAAACATATCAAGACGAAATTGAATTCATTATTGGAAATAATATTCGTAATAGGCTTATTCGGAATCTCGCTCTGGATGCTAAGGGAAATACTCTTGTCTTATTTAATCGTGTGGAGGCTCATGGAAAGCCTCTCTATGATTTAATAAATAGTAAGGCAGAGGAAGGAAGAAAAGTTTTCTTTGTATCCGGTGAAGTAGCAACTTCAGATAGAGAAGCAATTCGTAAAATAGTGGAGAAACAGAATGGAGCAATTATTGTTGCAAGTCTTGGTACCTTTAGTACTGGTATTAATATTCGGAATCTGCACAATATCGTGTTCGCTAGCCCGTCAAAGTCTCAAATTAAGGTTTTACAATCTATCGGACGAGGGTTACGCAAATCCGATGATGGACGTGAAACAACACTCTACGACATAACTGACGACTTGCACTGGCATAATAGAAAAAATTACACGTTACTTCATGGTGCAGAACGTATAAAAATATATGACAAAGAACAATTTAAATATAAAGTCATTAAGGTAGACATATGACCGAAACAATCGTAAAACAATGCTTACTCACAACCGGTGATGAAATTGTGTGCGAGGTTGTTGATTGGAACGATGATGAAGGTCCTGGTCTTGTCATACGTAACCCTTTGAAAGTAGTTACGGTAGATAGACCTGATGGATTACGATATCATATTTTTCGGCCTTTAATGATTATGCAACTAGAAGAAGGAACGTTTCAAACTTTAAACGCAGAACACATTCTTGTAGAAGCAACTCCTATAAAAGAAGTGGTAAAAGAATATTACAACGCGCTAAATGTAGAAAATGATGAACGTACACCAATTGATGGCGACGAAAAATTTAAAAAGTATATGAAAAAAATTACTAAAATCCTAGATGGAGAAGATGACAGCGATGAAGATAATGTAATTAAATTATTTCCCACACCAGGTAAAGATAAATTACATTAGTACTCCAGCCCACCATAAAGGATACCTTTAAATTATATACAGTTTTGCCGGATTGTAAACCCCTAAAACGTAAAAAAAATAAATTTTTTTAGTTTACTTTTATTAAAAAATAGTATAGAATAGAAATATTGAATGAGGATATATTATGGCCAAGAAGAAAAGCATTCACTACGTAAATAACAAAGAATTCTCACAAGCAGTTGTTGATTATTGTACGGTAGTGAAGGAAGCAAAAGAAAAAGAATCTGCGCTTCCAGTAGTTCCTAATTACATCGCACAATGCTTTCTTAAAATTGCCGAAGGCTTATCACATAAATCTAATTTCATACGTTACACTTATCGTGAAGAGATGGTAATGGACGCAGTTGAGAATTGTCTAAAGGCTATTGAAAACTATAACATTGAAGCTGCTACACGATCAGGTAACCCTAACGCATTCGCGTATTTCACTCAAATTTCTTGGTACGCATTCTTACGTCGTATCGCAAAAGAAAAGAAACAACAAGACATTAAACTCAAGTACCTATCACAATCTGGTATTGAACAGTATGTATTCGGAGACGTTGAAGATAAAGCTGCTAATAATGCTGTACAGTTATTTGTCGATCAACTCAAAGATCGTATTGATAAAGTAAAAGAACGTGATACAGAGTTTCGTCAATACGTACAAGAAGAAAAGACACGTAAGAAACGAGTTATGCGTGTTGATTCTGATCTACAAACATTTATGGATGATGAATGAAAATAGCTATATTGAATGACACTCATTGTGGTGTTCGCAATTCTTCTGATATTTTTTTAGATAATGCAGATAAATTTTATAATGAAGTATTTTTCCCATATCTCTTAGAACATAATATAAAACATATTCTTCACCTTGGTGATTACTATGACAATCGTAAGTTTATTAACTTTAAAGCACTTACACGTAATCGTAAGATGTTTCTTCATAAGTTACGTGAGTATGGTATCACTATGGACATTATATGTGGTAACCATGATACGTACTACAAGAATACAAATGACTTGAATTCATTAAAAGAATTACTTGGCCATTATATGAATGAGGTACATATCGTAAATAATCCTACAGTCTTAGAATATGACGAACTAAAGATTGCAATGGTTCCATGGATTAATCCTGAGAATGAAAAAGAATACATAGAATTTATTAAAAAATGTGATGCTCCTATCCTTGGTGCTCATTTAGAACTTGATGGTTTTGAAATGATGAAAGGTATTGAAAGCACACATGGCATGGACCCTTCTATCTTCGATAGATTCGAGATGGTGTTATCAGGACACTATCATACAAAATCAAACAAAGGTAATATCCATTACCTTGGATCACAAATGGAGTTTTTCTGGAATGACGCCCACGACAAAAAATACTTTCACATCTTGGATACATCAACACGTGACCTTACTCCTATCCATAACCCTCATACTTTGTTCCATCGGATCTATTATGACGATGTGGTGGCTGATTTCGGAGATTATGACGTTACATCACTAGACAATAAATTTGTAAAAATTGTAGTAATTAATAAAAATGACCTATTTACATTCGACCGATTTGTTGATAGAATACAGAATAGGAAAATATATGAACTCAAAATTCAAGATAATTTTTCAGAATTTATTGGAAGTAACGTAGAAGATGAAAGCGTATCTCTCGAAGATACAACATCTCTCGTTAATACATACATTGATAACGTGGAGACAGAGTTGGATAAAGATCGTATCAAAAAAGAAATGAATGATCTATATGTGGAAGCACAGACACTCGAAATAGCATGATAAAATTTACCACCTTAAAGTGGAAGAATTTCCTTTCTACAGGAAATGCTTTTACCACAGTAGACTTTACTGACTCAAAAACTACACTGGTTGTAGGCCATAATGGCGCAGGCAAATCGACTATGCTTGATGCTCTAGCATTTGCATTATTCGGTAAAGCACACAGAAATATTAGTAAGCCTCAACTTCTTAATTCGATTAATAATAAGAATTGTGTAGTTGAAGTTCAATTCAATGTGTCTGGCTCGAACTATAAAATCGTTCGTGGTATCAGACCAAACATATTCGAGATTTGGAAAGACGGGACTATGATAAATCAGTCCTCTCATTCCAAAGAGTACCAGAAGATCCTCGAGCAAAACATCATTAAGCTTAATCATAAAAGCTTTCACCAGATCGTCGTGCTCGGCAGTTCCTCCTTCATTCCCTTCATGCAACTTGCAGCAGGCGCTAGGCGTGATGTTATCGAGGATCTTTTGGACATTAATGTATTCTCTAAGATGAATACTATTCTAAAAGAAAAGAATGGTTTACTCAAAGAAGATATAAAGTCTACAGAATACGATTTAGAACTCGCAAAAGAAAAGATTGACTTACAATCAAAATATATTAAAGAGGTTGAAAGTCTAAGTAACGATCAGATTGAAAGTAAAGAACTTGAAATAAAAGATGTTAATGAAGAGATTCAAACATTACAAACAAGTAACGCTACTTTGTCAGATGAGATTGATAAAAGCTCTATTGGATTACAGGAAAATATTAAAAAGAATCACGATAAGAAACAAGCTTTGCTACAATATAAAGCTGAGTTCAATCAAAAGATTTCTACACTCGTTAAAGAAACAAAGTTTTACGAGGAAAATGATACATGTCCAACATGTTCTCAAGATATTGATTCAGAACTACGATCAACAAAACTTACTACTGCTAAGACAAAAGCAGCAGAAATACAAAAAGCTTTAGACGATGTAGGTGATCAATCATCTATTGTGGAAGAAGCTATAAGCCAACTTAACGATACCTCAGAAGACATACGAAATAAAACAGCATCTATATCTTCTAATAATAGAGAAATCGTAAGGCTACAAGGACAGATACAAAATATCAATGATGCAATAACAAAGATACGTGGTAATGACGGTGATGTTGCTAAGTCTAAAACTGACCTTGAACTATTAAAAGGAAAAAAAGACGATTTATTTGAAAAAAGATTGTACTTAAACGAATCTTTGAGTTATAATAGTGTTATACTAGAAATGCTCAAAGACACAGGAATTAA